GGTAGGGCGGTGATTTTTTTTGCGTGGCGGTCGAGGATTTCTGTGATGAGCTTGTCGTGCTCTGAAAGTGGCTTGCCGTCCGTGGCTTCAATTATTTCCGTTCTACAACATCGAGCTACTGACCTGATTGCGTTCTCTATTGTCGATTCCATGCGCTCACCCCGCATTACTAACGATATAGAGCGTTGCTACTACTGTGTACCCGATGAGATATATCCAGAACCAGGCACCGTCTGATATTTTTCTCTTCATGCTGCTTTACTCCAGGTTAATATTTCCTGTCCGATCGCCTTTAGCTCATCGCGTTTAACAGTCGTGAACATGCATCGAGGCTTGATAAATGGTCGCCAGATGAATAACAGCGATCCTTTGTTGTTACCGTTGATTGGCTCTTGCCAGTGTCAGAACGCAGAAACGATATGCGGCCATCAGTAATGAATCGCACCTCATCTACCGATTGCAGAGCCTGGCTAAACCAACCGACAGATGAATCAGCAGGGACAAGCATCACCACCGTTTGGAGTTGCTGCTTACATTGCTCGGCGGCCTTAGTCACCCAGGGTGAGATATCGGAGTAGGGTGAATTGCACCAGATAGCGCCGTAACTTTCCCATGCACTATTAAGTGCATCGTCACGCTCTGTGAGGTATCGGGCGCACAGAGCGCTTTTGTGACTGGCGGCCGCATCCAGGTAAAATCCAAACTCAATATCTAATGCGGTGAATATGTCGGCGGGGGTCATCCATAAATCTTTCAGGTTATCCGGGGTGTGGCTGCCGCCGTAGTCACTCATGACACAGCCTCCATATATGACTCTATGAACGCTTTTGCCGCTTCAGCATTGATAGCGTTTCCGTAGGCGCGCAGTCGTCCCACGCGGTTGGCAATCCCATCAGCCAGCGGGAATGTGCCGGATTCAACTGGCCGCCATTTGCCATCCCGGCACAGGAGCCAGTCAGCATTTCTCCAGAAGCCGTTAACCGGTGTGGCGACCGAGGTAGCCCTTGTTCTGTCGCATAATCCAGTCGATCGAACATCCTGTTCTTTCCGTCCGACCTCATTGTTGTTGGCCCTGACCCCTTGTAATCGCTGGTTGTTGGTGTTGACCATCCTGCCAGCCTCGCTGCTCCACCAAGCGTTGTCCCCCGTTGTGAATGATTCGCTGCTGCCGCTACCCCCCTTACTTGGTTGTTGTCGATGGTGGTTACCGTTGGCCACCCCGCTAATTGAGCTGCTGTCTGAAGATTCATCCCCCCATTGCGACCAGATGTTCCCGCTCCCGTTGAGCAATTCGCTGTCACTGTTGGCCACCCGCTGTGCTCCGAACCAGAGTCGCTGCCTGATATGCGGTGCGCCGACGCTACAAGCTGGCAATACTGCCGCCCCGCAGGCGTAACTTTGGTTTTCCAGTTCATTGAATAAATCGTCGAGCCAGTGCTTTCCAATCGCAGCCGCAACCTGTTCTCCAAAGAGGTTTGTAGGTTTTCGCTCTCTAATGAGATTGAGCCAGATGGGGGCAAGATGGCGTTCGTCGGCTGTTCCAAGTTGATTGCCGGCAGCACTGAAAGGCTGACAGGGACAGGAGCCAGTCCAGACTGGCTTATCATCGGGCCATCCGGCATTTCGCAAGGCAAGTGACCAGACGCCGATACCTGCGAAGAAGTGGCACTGTTTGAATTCTGTAAGGTCTTCTGGTTTAACATCTTCAATGCTCCGCTCATCAACATAGCCCGGTGCGATGTGACCGGCCTTAATAAGGTTTCTCAGCCACTGGGCCGCGTAGGGGTCAATCTCGTTGTAATAAGCTGTCATGCCGCTTTCCTTTTTCTGCGCTCATCAATCTCATAGTCATCACGACACCCAGCGTCACAGAACAAGCCTCGTTCTATTGGCTGACGACATTCTGAGAAGTGGCAGCAGCCGGTGAATGTCATTGTTGGCTTTCGAGAATTCGCTATTCCAACTTCAATGATGTGTTGTTCAAGGTTTTGGGCTTCGTCGATTTCGTCGCACATTACGCCACCTCATTTGTTTGTTTGTTCAGCAATCCAAACTTGACGATTTCCAGTACGCCAAGCACCTCGCAGATGCCTACCTCGCCGTCATACTCGCGAATAAGGTCATTGATTCGGCCCGTCAATTCGGCGGGCAGCGGGAATTTACGCTCGACTGGGAGCATTGAAATAGCCATGGGGACACTCCAGATAGTGAAATCCGTTTCTGTCGTTCCGTGGTGGGGTTAAAACGAGTTACCGATATACTTCGCTGCACATGAGCACAACGTTGGGCCTGCGCTCTTTAATCAGCGTTGATATTTGTTGGCATTCGGATTGAGTAGGGTAGATATCTTCGGTAACTGGTAGGGCATCACAGGCATCAAAGCCGCAGGAGCTGACGAGAAGAACAAAGCCGATTAGCATTAGTCACCCCCATCAACGGATATAGTGCTCAATAATTTCATAATCATTTTTACATGGATTGTCGGGGTTCATGCTGTTGCACTCGCCGTACTGAACATCAACCCAATCGCGAATATCGCTATCGGTGGCATGGGCCGGAACATCTATTTCAATTACTACTGTGATTTGCTTTGTTATTTTCTCTTTACTCAGCATCTGCATTCCCCTCCACCGTGAAACCGGCTGCTTTGATTGCATCCGCACAATAAGAAATTGCGTCGTTATGCCATATAAAATTAGCTCTTGTTGATTTATTCCCCGCGACGGCGGGGTTGTACTTTATTGGCAACACAACAGGCTTACTTAGCTTCTCGTTTGCCGCTGATAACGCTGCTTCTGCCGCCAATCGCTTCTTGAACTGAGCCACTCGACTAGCTTTGATGTTATGAATGGCTAAATCCTTCATATAAAGCTGATGTTCTGCATTCGCTAAACGTTGCTGGAATTCCTGATTAAGCAAGTCATCACGCTCTTTCTCTGCTTTTTCAACTCGCTGCTTCCGCTCAACGAGCAAACAGCCAGCATCGGAGAGTTTCATTTTTAAGCCGTGAACCTCTTTCTGTGCCGCTTCCAGTTGGGCTATTAAATAAAGAACATCCGCGCTATTTATCACCTTGTTCCGCGCAGCTAGATTCTTAATCATCTCGATGTTATTCATTGCAGCACCTCCATTTCGCCATGCTTAACAGTCTCACCAGCGCTTAACCCCTCACTCAGCAAGAATGAGATAGCCAGCAAAATATCGTCTTTGTTTTTGCAGTGGCAGGCGTTAACGAATGCCTCAATGTAGCTATTCGCTAGCTCCTGCATTTCCTGCTCAGTGAGGCGGGGTGGTAATGACTTAGCCATTCTGTTCACCCCTCAGGCTGGCGGCTATTTTTGGCGCAGCAGCGAGCATAGAGCGGTACCCAGACATGAATATCCCGCACGGCCCAGTTCCATTCAGCGATTCCTCATATGCTGTGGTGCATGCGTCTCTAAATGCGGTGGTTTGTTCGAGTGGTACAAAGCAAAGCTGGTACCCGTCCGGAGCCACAATACTCCTGGTTATATATTCGTTAAGCGCCTGAGTTGTGGCACTCATTTCAGCTTTGATTATTTCTACTGCTTGGGCGTGGGTAATTAGTCCGGTCATGTTTTCATCAAACCAGCGTTGTAAATCACTGAGCATCATTTCTGGCGGGATAACTAACTCAGCATCATCAGCGATACTCTCTAGCCAGCACTGAGCCTCATAGATATTGGTGCCGTGAATACAATGTAGGGCTGCTTGAATGGTCATAACAGCGCGATGCAACAACCATGAGTTTGAAAGTTCGCTGGCGGCTTTATCAGTAAGCGCCGCACTCTCGCCAATCAACTGATGCACTTTGGCAATGGTGTCACCCGCAACAGCGCCTTTAATACCCAAAGCCTCGGCAATCAGAGTGCAGGTATTGAGTGCAGCATCACGCGCAGCTTTTAACGTTTCATAATCAGTATTTTCAGACATAACTGTTTCCTCAGCAGATTGCTGTAATGGGGTGGGGGATTAGGCTGCCGAAAGTAGTCTCAGGCATTCTTGACGCTGCGCTATCAGCTCTTCATTAGTTGAGCAGAACGGCGTGGGGCTGGCTGGCATGAACTCTGGCTTGAGTCGGTATATAATCCCTTTAGCTGAAATATCTTTGGCCTCCCAGCGCTCTTCCGTGAGCAAGTGGCGCATGTTAAGCACATACGTCAGGGGAATGTGTACCGATACCATCTCGAATCCATCACCCAATCCCTTGTAGAATGAGTCTTTATAATTCAACGTACACCCGCCAGTTGCGCCACCAGACAAATAGCTCCCGCCACCCACGCTGCCAATTGATCGGTGGAATGAGGTTATATATGCATCTGGATAGGCGCGGAGGCAGGCCAGTATCTGTTCTGGCTGCATGGTGGTTACCTGTTGGAGTTATTGGTCAGAAGGGAATATCGTCGTCAAAATCCATTGGTGGTTCTTCTGGTCTGGATTGCATCTGTCCCTGTGCGTGTTGCTGCCCCCATTGTTGCTGATTTTGCGGCGTTGAACTCTTCCCTGATTCTTGCTGCTGCGGCTTTCCCTGCTTATTGCCAGCTTCGATAAACCCTAATCTGGCATTGTTCAATTCAAGGGTGATGGACTGTCCATTTTGACCATCATAAACGTCAACTTTGATGCTTTCCCCAAACACCTCAACGATAGCGCCCTCCGTTAGCGCCTCCCTGTAAAACTCCGCTTGCTTGCCTTCCTTGGCAAAAATCACAGCTTGGTAATTAGTGAATTCGTTTCTCTGCGACTTCCTGTCGTAGTAACGAACTCCACCACGTATTCCAAATCCTATGGAATCACCAGCGACAAATTCCCTTGCCGGTTTCTGTAGTTTGATAGTTATTGTGTGTCCCATTACGCCGCCTTGTTTAAGTCTGAGAGCTGGTCTTGATATACCTTATGGGCCTTGCCAGCTAACTCTGGATGCTGGGCCAGTCTTTCGCACAGTCCGTCATAAGCAGTCTTGAGGTTGGTTGAGCTATCACAGGTAACCGCCCACCCAGTGAAGTCTGCAAGGTACTGCTCTGGCGTTCTTTTGGGCCTTTTATTGGTCGTTTCTGTCTTTTGCTCCGTCCTTCCTGCTTGCTCAGGCTGCTTATAGTGCTCGTTGGTATCAGCATCCTTTGCATCATCAATGGCGAATAATCCGTTAAGGCTGTACTTCCTTGCGTAGGAGCTAGTAGCGCCAGTGATCTGCGCATCGTCCATGCCTTTCTTAGTTAGGCTTTCCCTTGCCATTGCTGAAACTGAATGGGTGTTCTCCCCATCAGTCAGGGTTGCCGTAGCTTTGACGTAGTAGCGATCGCCAATCAGTACAATCTCATCACTGACTGATAGTAGCAGGTCACCTAGCAGTGGCTTTGCTGCCTCCATGATGTCCTCACAGCTTCGGTATTTATATCCGCCAAACTTGTTTTCCTGCCCTTTTGGAACGTTAAGTTCTCGCTGGATGGTGGCTAGTTTTATGACGAAATCTTTGTTTATGCTCATACAAAATTCCCCGCAAATTCACTTAGCGTTACCAATGGAGATTCTTTAGTTGTACCTTGGCCTCTTGATTCGGTTTCCATCCATGATTCACCGAGTTCACTTTCAAGTTCTGAGTGCATTAATTCCAGCCATTCAGCATCCGTTTCTGGCAACCTTCCGATTGATACCGTCATGCCGCCTCCCGATGCTCAACTGATAGCGATGCATCCCATTGGTAAATGCGACGCTTAGCAGAGGCACAGGTTAACTCTCTGGCTGCCGCGCCATTACTTCCAGCAAGACGGCAAGACTTAGCACTTTCCAATAAGTGGTTATGCCACCACTTGAGTTCTTTTTTGGTCATGGCTCAATCCTCCGTGTTAGCGCTTCAATGATTTTCTCCCAGATACCTTTCCGTGGCGGGGGAGTGAAACTTGCTGATGTGAGGCGGTAGGCCGGTGAATGCTGAATTTTTGTCAAATAGTTAGTAGAGCATCCCGATGCGGGATACCCTGCAATGGCGTATTGCATAGGGATACCTTTTAATTAGTAGTGAATATTCGTGTGAGGAATTTGGTTATTGATTAATGCTTTCAGGGTGGCAATAGCTTGTTCGCGGGTTAGCCCGGCGTGTTCAATCAGTCCATTTACCACGGCGGTGCCAACAGTTTTGCGATGTGCTTCGTTAGCTGCTCGCGCCGCCGCTTCATCAGCAACACGCTTCTCTTCTGCCAGCCGAGCATCTTCTTTCTGCTTGGCTTCACGTTGAACTCGCTCAGCTTCCTGCTGTGCTTTAAGTTTCTCTGCGGCGATAGCTTCCTGCGTCTCGCGCTCGGCCTTGGTGATTGCATCTTTCTTGTCTTGCTCAGCCTTAAGAACCAATGCAATGCGGTCACGCTCTGCTTGTTCTGCCTGAAGCTTCAACTCAGCTTCACGGCGCGCTGATGCTTCACGCTCTTGTTGTGCCGCCAGGTCAGCATCCCGCTTAACCTTGGCGGCAGCTTCTGCTGCAATCCGGTCGTCACGCTCTTTCTGTAAACGCTCATCTTCAGCCTTCTTATCGGCCTGAGTACGGTCGAAAGCGTCATTCATTAGCAGGGCCATTTCGTGGTCAGACTCTTTCTTGGCTGCTGCTTTTTCGGCAATTCTAATAGTGATAACGGCATCAATATCGTGGGCTTCCTGCCACATCGCCGAGTAAGCTTCTTCGGCTGCGATACGTTCCGCTTCCTGCTTTAGCCGTTCCTGTTCGGCTTCCCACTCAGTCAGCGGTCGGCGTGTTTCGTCGCGTATTTCATCGCATTCAATGACAAAACGGCGAAGTTCGGCCTCAATGATTTTCGGTTGCTCTTTCAGGTGGCGAAGGTACTCACGGCCCGGCTTTTCGATAGCTGTCTTACTGCGTGATGCGCTGGCTGCAAGTGACGCTATCCGTGCGCGGCCTTTTGCAGTCGTTACATCTGGAACTTCATTAACTGCCTGACGAATCTGGTTGAGGTATTTATCAAGGCCGTTCGTGACGTACAGTGTCGGGTAGGATTCAGGCTTAATGTCTATTACCACCAAGCCGGTGTTTTCGTCTGCCATGTAAGCCCCTTAGAAGTTTTCTTCGTAAAATGCCTTAATAGCGGCTTCGAACTTCTCTAATTCAAATGACCCAGCGTCACCAGCCGAATCGGATTCAATCCAAATTATTCCGTCTGAATAATTCGAAATAGTGAAGTCACCAATTTTTACTGCTTTGGACTTTCCGCTATCAACTGATTGGTTTGTGTCTGTGTTGGTAAATAAAATACTCATGCTCATTTCCTTGTGTTTAGCCCACAGAGAAACACCGACAGTTGTCAGTTATTTACTATGGGGATTGGTGGGGGTGGGGAGTTACTCGGTTACTTCTTCAAACTCACCATCTTCATTCAGTGAGTACCAAACATCCGGCTTAATTCCGTTCTCGCCAACTTTGCTGGCACGGATATGAATTAGTTCGCCGTCGTCATTTCGGTAGCACAGAACAATGGCCCCGCTTTCGGATGCCTTGGCTTTGCCACTCTCGCCAAATGATGCGGCTACAGATTGCGATCCAGAGACTTCTGCCGCTGACCAGTCGCCAGTGTTGGTTGCCGCTGACCGGTTGCCAGTGTTGGTTGCCGCTGACTGGT